ACACAAAGACGTCTCAAGGAAACAATTGATTCCATTAATAACAACAACCATCAAAAGTCTGTATAACGTCGTGCAACTTTTGCAGCCTGTGTACTGTGTGATCCCTCCTCAGAGCCCAGATGTCTTCATCGAGCAGGAAGGTCACAGGGGTTGGTGGTCAGGGCCAAGGATCCAGTGGAGGTCCAGCACAAGGTGGCAGTCAAGCTCCCTCAATCAGTGGAATGGTCGACAAGCTGGGTAATAAGATATGGCTGACAAACACAAGTACCTCTGAAGACCTAACTCCTGCTAAGATCTCTGAACTTGTGCAAAATGTCTCAAATGATGACATATCTAAAACCATCACTGCTGTGGAATCAAGCACAACCACTGCAAGAGATGCTCTCGAGTTCAGCATCTTTGACTTTCAAGGCTTCGATCCCCTGATGGTGTGGAGAGTGCTCAGAGCTTGTCAGAGCTACTACAAAGACTCGGATGAGAACCTATTGTCTGACATAAGGTTCTCAGTGGCTGCTGTACTGTACATGGGGAATCTGCAAACTAAAGCTCTCACGAGGCGTGCTCAAGAGGGTCGAACAAAGATTGAGTACCTGGTCAAGAAGTACAACATTCGAACAGGTAGCTCAGGAGCTGGTCTAGAAGCTGAGACCCTCACATTCCCTCGGATAGCAGCTGCAGCACCGGTCTTTGCTGTCAAGCTTGCTAATCAATTGCCACCAAGTGCTGTCAGCATTGCATTCATGGGGAGGGAAGTACCCAGCCCAATGAGGTTGATGCCATTTGCTAGTCTATGCTCCCCTCAGATGGACACTGAACTCCGAAAGTTCTTGCTGCAAGCATGCAATGCTCATGCCTCAGACATGGGACTGGCTTATGAGCGCGGCAGGTGCAAGAAGGCCAAGAAGGAATTTGTTGCCAATCCGAAGGAAATGGCTGAGGATCAGTGGGCTTTCATAGAGGTGGCATCTGACAGTCCTGTTCCAGAAGAGAGCATGAAGAGATCAACTCTACTGGAGCTCAATCTATCGCAGTACTACAAGCAGCTTGCAGAGGTTGTGAGGAACTACAGATCAATCATGGAGGGATCTGAAAAGTCAACTGTCAAGGTGATGTCACAGAGTGAGTTTGACACAAAACTGTCTGAGTTCATATCTTCAAGAGCCATGGATACACAATGAGCAGATCATAAGTGTGTGGCCATTCAGCCTTCCACCTAATCTGTTGATATGGTGAAAAGCCTTTCGTTTGTTGGTTTTTGGGTTTTCTCTGTTTTTTTCAGTTTTTGAAGTATTTATTCCTTAGTCAAATTATTTCTAGTAGGAGATGAACAGTACGACATGTTACAAATCAAAAAAACAATTTTAAACTAAAAAACTCTGCAATAAAAAAATCAAAATAACTCATCACAAAGTCCTTAGCAGCAGAGGCTAAGGCAAAAAATGGAGCACAGATGTATCTCATTGTCAGGTGAAGTTCACAGTTCTACTCCCTGTGACATTTCTAGGCCCTGGTATTTCCTCTGACAGACCTGACAATACCTGAGATGCAGAGTCATCTGGATCCAACTCCTTCTCTTCTGTGGGTGAATCAAATGAATCATGCTTGAGAATGCCTTTGCCCTTTCCAGTGCTATTTGCCTGTCTCTGTCTAAGAAGAGCTGCATTCTTCAAAGCTTGTATAGCTTCACCAGGTTCTTCCTCCTCCAGGCTACCCATAGCTAAGGTTCTGGCCATCCCTACTTCCATCCTGTCATTCTTTGCAATGGTGAGATTCTCTAGTTCACCTCTCTTGTTAGCCTGCCTGACACCCTGGAGAGCTTGTGGTCCCAAGACAGCATCAAACTCTCTAGGATCCCATTCATACTCAAGTAAGTCTGTGTCAGCAAAGATTGCAACAGCCATAGTTTCTATCACTGGCATTCTTACAGGGAAGCTCATGAACTTGACTTGTGCTATTACCTTTACTGCTCCCCATGCTACCCCTGGCTGGAAGTCTTTCTGAGGGCATGCAAAGGACAAGGTCATTCTTTCAAGATCCCTAGATTCAACACAATAATCCAAGCAGAACAGGATGTTATATGACATGGTGTTGTCGACTGTAGCTAGTCTAGCCACTGTGTTGTTCACCCTTCGGAAATCATTCAATTGAATCGTGATGGGAGATTTGTCATTTAGGAAGCTATCCAGGGGAACAAAGTGGATTAGAACAGAGTCAATGAGACAGTAGTCTTCATGTTTTTGAGCATTTGATGACCTCAGAGCTTCTTTCATTGAGAATTCCACTTCATCATCCATAAGCCTGATGAATGGTATATCAGACAGGCTGAAGTTCTGCAGCTTTGAAGGTGCTTTGTAGTTTCTCAGTTTATTCATGATACCAGTCCTTTCCTCTGATGGCTGAGTCCCAATCACTGCATACTTGAATGTTGATCCTGCTTTATGAGAATCTAGCTTGTCAGCCATACTCACATGATTTTTAGGAACTCCTGATGCAAACAGTGCCTCATCCATATTCCTGAGAACTGCACCTCTTCTTGCCTCTCTGTCTTCAGTCTCCTTGTCCTTCATCTTCCTACTCCCTGTGATAGACCCTCTGATAGATCCTCCTGGTCTTGCACCTGAGGGCTTATTGTCACTGCCTCTTCTTCCAAAGAATTTTCTGAGCATCTTTACAGACTCCAACAGTCAACAGTAAACAGCACTTAAAAGGTGTGGCAAGATAGCTTCAGAGGATGTTTTTTGACTTATTAATGGAAACAGATGTTACCTTGAGAACTGCACCTCTTCTTGCCTCTCTGCCTCTTCTTGCCTCTCTGT